ATAAATTAGATTGCATTTCTGTTAATTTCCGAATAAAATTCGATACACTCATACGTTGTTGTACGCTTGTAGCACGCACAATCAATTTCTTTGCAGTCTCTACAGCTTTCTTCAGGCGAGCTTCATAAGAATCTGGTGTAATACCATACACATTCTTAAGCTCAATCTCCTGACCGGACAAAACAAAATTATAAGCCTGTTCGAGTTCACGAACTTCCAGCTCAAAAACTTTTGTTTCATCACGACCTAACAACAATTTACTCCAATCACCAGAACAAATATTGGCCCAATTTCCTGTAACAAACTTGTAAGCTTCAAAAGCCATTTCAATTACATCCGAAAGATCAGGTATTTTACTTCTGAATTCTCTAAACTTTTCACAAATGACATCAAAATTCAATGTTTCTACAGAAATCATTTCTTTTCCTGCAGCATATAAAGTCATTATTTTAGTAAAGAAATCACTAATATTTCCCCATACTCTATCATTCAATAAAGAATCTGACATCTTAAAAAATGATAAAATATAATCAGAATATGAAACTTTTCCATCAGCTTGCATAAAAGCAATTTCAAAAGCTTGCTTAAACCAAGATAAAGCCAAATCTGAATGCTTCTGTGGAAAATTTCTTACAAAGAAATTGGTAACATTTAAAAGTACTCCCGTCCATTCGGGATTCTTATATATGTTATATAACGTTGTAAATAAATCCAACAAAAACTTCAATAAATCCTCACCAACATAATCGCGAGCTGTTTTTGCAGCTTCAATCACTGAATGTAAGACATCAAGCAAAGGCACACCATATTGCCGAACTAATTCCGCATTAGGTGTTGCCATTGTATGAGCTATACGCTTCATCCGCTTTTTCTCCTTCTTCAAATCGTCCAATTTCTTAAGACTCCTAGCAAGGGCTTTATTTTCCTTCCGTAAACGTAACCTTTTAATATCCTTAACAAGATCTTCATATTCACTTTCAATATTCTTCTTGTTCTTGATAATCTCTTTACGCCTACTTTCTGCCCGCCTACGATACTTATTCGCAGCGAACTGTTTCGAGAAATCCATCTCTTGAGGTTGTGTGCTACCTCCAAACATCTGGTTTTTTGTTTTTGAAAAATTATTTTCGGCAACAAAGGTTTGTAACCTAAATCTGTTAAAATCCAGGGATCCGGAGTGTCAAACCGGGTTAATTACACAATTTGGTGATACGTATGCAAATAACATACTATTTAACAGGTTCTCCTAAGAGTGCCGCATCGGCTTTTGCGTTGGGCAACGCGCAAGTATACGGTCAGGAAGGCATCAGTCTCTCCTCCCCTTGTCTTGGTCTCGGTATCTCTACCCAGGGCCAAGTCCTGGAAATAATCCTACCATTTAAAATACTTTCCAACAGTATTTCAAACTATATATAATAGGTATTATCTCTTTTGGATCCTAAAACATAATTACATCCAATAAATCATAAAAACAAATCAATCTGACCTTTATGGCCAAACGACTACACAATCTCAAAATACATGGTAACAATACACATTCTTAACCAAAG